TCAGCAAAACTAGCGTTTACATGAACGGTAAAGGAAACGGCAACGGTGAGTACAAAAAAGGGCCAGCCGGTGAACCATATCGGCCTGCTGTCATCACTGACGCTTGTGGGCACATGCAGCCAACTCGCACCAATCCGGGCGGCTTTGTAGGAATCTTTGATTACTCTGGTTCCGGCAGTACAAAACTGTCTCCAACGTCTAAACCGGGTAACGCCGGAGGTAAAAGGATTATCTAATGGCTAACAACATAGCGTTTCAGGCTACGGGTAACACGTTTGCAATCGTAACAACCACGGCTAACACGGCAGTAAATAAGCCTGTCACTGGCGTTACGCCAAGCAATCAGTACAAGGTTACAAGCGCCAATACAACGGCGTTTGTGCGTTTGTCTGAGTCTAATGCAAACGCTGTGTTGCCCACTGGCACTACATCACAACCCGGAATATGGCTTGCCAACGGGGAAAGCGCAGTCATTACTGCCCAACAAACCAGTGTAGATAAAACCATCTATGTGTCGGTTATCTCGGCAGATGCAAATGGCATAGTCTTTGTTACACCGGGTGAAGGAATGTCCTAATGGAAAATAAAGAACAAGATACAGCAAGAGAAGTTGCTGGAAAGTCCATTGGTCGCTTTGGACTTTTCTACATTACTTTGATTGTTTTAATTGGAGTTGGTTCTAGTTACTTTTTGTCTGAATCGGCAATTACTGCCGTTATGACAATGATTGGCGGCGCTCTTGTTGCTCTAATTAACCTGATGAACGGCATTGCTGGAACCAAAGACAAAGAAGAAAAGCCAGAATTTGCGGTCATTCAAAACTTAATTACACGTTTAGATCAACGTGAAGCGCCTATGCAGGTGGACGTTGAGAACGGTAAGGTAACGGTTCGCAAGGGCGATGATATGGTAAAGATGGGGGCAAAGTAATGATTCCATTGGCTGCTTTATTTGACGTAGGAATGAAGGTTTTAGATAAGGTTTTGCCTGACCCAGAGGCTAAGGCCAAGGCCCAAGCAATGCTTTTAGAAATGCAGCAAAAGGGTGAACTTGCCAAACTCCAAGCCGACATGAATGAGCAAGACAACCTGACCAAACGGGCTGAGGCCGATATGAAGTCGGACTCGTTGCTATCCAAGAATATCCGGCCTATGACACTGATCTTTATCCTTCTAACTTACACTGTTTTTGGAATGATGTCCGCTTGGGACATTGAGGTAAACAATAACTATGTAGAACTCTTGGGTCAGTGGGGAATGTTGATTATGTCCTTTTATTTCGGGGGGAGAACTCTTGAAAAGATTATGGACATGAAGGCAAAGAAATGAACTTATCGGAGAACTTTACATATGATGAACTTACAAGAAGCGAAACAGCGGCTCGTCACGGGTTTGACAACACTCCAAACGAAGGTGAAGTCGATAATCTCAAGCGTCTTGCGGCTCTTCTTGAGGAAGTAAAGAAGGCTGTTGGCGGCAAGCCAGTAATGATAAATAGCGGCTTTCGTGCAAAACAGACTAATGATGCTGTTGGCTCAAAGGATTCCAGCCAACATAGGCTTGGCTGTGCCGCAGACATACGTGTACCCGGAATGACCCCACGGCAGGTTGTAGAGGCTTGTATCGAGGCTCAGGTGCCATTCGATCAGATTATCCTTGAGTTTGATTCTTGGACGCATATCTCTGTGGCTAACACGCCTGACGCTGCGCTGCGAGGGCAGAAGTTAATTATTGACAAGCAAGGTACACGGAACTATGCCTAAAAAGAACGTGTCACTAGCCATCAGCCGGGGTGAGAAGTTACCTGTCAGCCGTGGTGCTGGCTTGACTGCAAAGGGAAGGGCCAAGTACAACCGGGAAACCGGAAGTGATCTCAAGGCTCCAACCAAAGATACCAGCAGCGGCAGGCACAAGTCGTTCTGTGCTAGAAGCCGTAACTGGAAAGGTGAACGCGGCAGAGCCGCACGTAAACGATGGGGGTGTAGATGAAAGCCAAAGGACTGTATTACAACATTAACAAGCGCCGTAAAGAAGGCAAGACTCCAAAGAAGCCCGGACAGAAGGGCTACCCAACACGCGAGGCTTTCGTGCGATCCGCTAAGACCGCACGTAAACCACGCTAACTTCTCCTTCCCTGCCGTACCTTCCCGGCAGGCTTGAACCCCCCGGTCTAGTGCCGGGGGTTTTTTTATTTAAGTCTGTTTACCTGATCGCAGATTACGCCTGCGACTAGCGCACGTTCCTCTGCCGTACCATCTACCATCTTGCAGATCACACGATCACTGTCAGTGATGATCTCAATACTTCCATCCCTGCGCGACATAACAGCCCAAGGAAGTTGGCACATATCCACCACCCACTTCGGTTCATCCCCCACTTCATGCTCCCATCTCTGACGGTCATCATCAATTTCATCTTGTAATGTAGTCATTCTTTGGCTCCGGTGTTTCCACTAATTGTCCTGAAAAGTTGTAAGTGCCAAAGTGACCAATCTTGCACCAAGGCGCTGCCCATACTTTGCCACCATGTTTGCGCCACTCATGGCAAAAGTGGTAATCTTCACTCAGAAGCCGCTGGCTTTCAGGGTCTATGCTTTCCGTAAAAAACCTGTAGACAGGCTTGCCTCCGGGCATATGACTCATATCGTTTCTGAATATCGGTGTGTGTTCAATCATCTTTTCAAACACTTCCCGCTTAATCAGCATGATCCCAGTGCCACCCGCAGCCACCTCAAACGGCTGGTTCTGAGGCACAGAGATGCTCGATGATCCACTCAAAAGGTTTACGACAAATGAACCCGTGAACTTGGATAGGTCAGCCTCACCGCGTAGTGCAGCCTCTTTGACTGTTGCCCAGTTGATCTCTTTCTTTGGGCAGATACCGACAATGATCTCCTTGTCAGCCATCAGCATATGGTAAATGTCTGAGCCTCTCCACTGCTGGTCTGCGTCAATAAACAGCAGGTGCGTGTTGTCAGTCTCCAAGAACTGATTGACCAAGTTGTTCCGCGCCCGTGTGATCAGGCTTTCGTTAAACATGAAAGCGCATGACAAGCGTATGCCCTTGCTGCTGAATATGCCAGACATATCTAGTAAGGACTGCACGAAGACTCCAGTGCAGTTCCCGCCATACATCGGCGTTGCCAAAAAAACTTTATGCTTTTGCTCTTCCATGCTCTCTCCGTATTAGTGGGGGATGACCGAAACACTGTCCCCCGTCAATGTCCTAATCGCCATCCTCTACGGAAGGCTGCACCTCGGTCTGTGCGGGGGGTAATTCGTTCCCCAAAAATTTCAACATATCCTCCCACCGTACCAATGCAAGCGACTTCTCTCCGTCTGCCCTCATCACTACGATGGGAGTCTGCCCCTCTTTACATGATGCCTCTGCCTGCTTCATAAACTCATACACAGCAATCTTGCGGCGGCGCTTGCACTCGATCACGAACTGTTCAAGGATGATGTCACCCTCGCCAGCCTCTTGATACTGCACAAGATTACGTCTGGTCTTGTAGCCAAGGATCATGTACAGATCATTGACTATATCCCTTTCGTACTGCGCTCCGCGCTGACGCTGTAACTTGCCCATTAGAAGCAGGTCGTGTTGCAACTACCAGCATAACAGCAAGTCGTACACATAATTAACTTACCACCTGAGTTAATCGTGTGTGTAGTGCAGTTAGCGTAAACTGCGCCAGCAAATGTCAAACCGATCACCGCCATAAAAATTTTCTTCATTTTTGGTTCCCCTCAAAAAGGTACATCATCATCCAAGTCATCCATCGACTTGCTCGGAACTGGCTGCACGTTCTGCTTGTAGCCGGGATCGGGCTTCCAGTTATCTTCCTTGAGGCTAATCAATGGCCCCTTGGCAGATTGCTTAGTCCACGCTGCTATCTTAACTACCTCGCCAGCAGTGTAGTCACGTTCTAGTTTCAATTCTCCCTTCCAATCGGGGCCGCTACCTGTCTCACCTTTCTTATGGTTGGTGAACAATACCCCGGTGCCTGCTTGTCGTTCTTGTGGTTGATACGCCATCTTACTTTCCTTTCGCCAAATGATAACGGGCAAACGTCTTCCCGTTCTGTTTTACATCTTCCGTGATTATGTTATGCCCTGCCTTACGCAGGTCATCGATCCTTGCTGCCAACCTTGCACAGCCAAATAAACTCAAAGCGTTCATTGCGGTTAGGCTATTACCCTTAGTTAAATAATTCAAAATCTCTCCGTTCTGTGTTCGCTTTGTGTTCTTTGCTACCTGCTCCAAGATTGGCTGTATTACTTTGGGAGTGCGTCACTCGCTGCCTTTAGTAATCCCGCTGTGATCCGGTCTGCAATCTCTACGTGTACACCCTTCAAGAGGCTCTGAGTGGCTTCGTTGGCAGAGATAAGGTCACTAATCTTCTGCACCTTCTCCTCTGCTGAAAGTTTCTTTGAGTCCAGAATCTTGATGCCCATCTTCTCAAAGGCGGCTAAGTAGTCATCCTCGTTCTGATGGTAGGAATACGGCTCATCCGATCCGGGTAAAAGTAAAGCCCAATCACCTTGTGGCTCAGAGATGACCGTAGGGATTGGCTCTGCCTGCGGTATTACGATACTTTCCTTACTGGCATTAGGGATTGTCTCGACTTCGGTTTCGTCCAGCATCCCAAGTCCACAGTGAGCAAGCACTGATCTGCGTATTGCTTTGGTAGTGCATTTAAGCACTGCGTTAGCAAGGGCATCCCCTCTAAGTCCTCCGATGCTAACAGCCCCTTGATTTTCGCTAGAGCGTCCATCAGCCCCGGTAACTCTGACCGAGACAACGTAAATATCATCCACCCGTTCTTTATTCGTAATTTGAGTTGAGAGTCGATGGAGGTTACAGAGTTGTTGCGTGGCTCCCGCGTTGGCATATAGCACCTGTTTTCCGCTAAGGTTCAGGAGGTCAAACGGTTTGGCGCTAGGGTCTAGGCCAATCTGCTTGCAACGATAGTTGTAATACTGCACCTTCTGAACCTGATTAAGCCCCGACAAGTCCCCTTTGGTTACGATAGATTCGATAATCGCTGGATCAATAACAGCGACTTCACCCTTTGGCATACTGATTACGTTACTCATCTTTAGCCCCTAATGGTTTATCAAATAATTTATTTAAAACTCCGTATTCAGTCATAAAGTTAATTGCAGTTATTGTCGCATTCAAGGCTTTCGCAGTGCTTTCTGCATCCTCAGTTGCTCCATTTTTTTCGTCTTCATGTAACCATGTTTCTAACCGTTCAATCTGGTTTTTTAAATATAAATAACAAATCCTCGCTATTTCTTCCTCTTCAAAATCATACTGAAGCCTTCTGTCTATTTCGAAAGTAAAATATCTGTCTCCCTCTTCGTATTCTTTTATTGCCATATCTATTTGCATAATTTAGCCCCTCATTTAATTAAGAACCGGCGTGATCCGGGTTGTTCTACTACGAACTTCTCATAAGTCTCTGGCAATGCTTTCTTCAACAAATCAGCACTGAACTTCTTTGTAGACTTACTGGTTTTCCAAGTGGCTAGGATCGAGCCATCAAATGCTTTCAAGGTAGCCTTTGATAACATGGCTGCTTGAATCATTTCCTTCAAGCCTTCTTCGGCCTCCTCGTATTCCTTCATTTTGGCCTTAATCTGGCTTAGTTGCTGGCAGGCTAACTCAAGCGCAGCATTGGCTACCATGTCTTGCCCATCGTCCACCTTGTAGATGTCCTTTGTAACGTCAGCCATCGTCTGTGGATTCCAGTTTTTAGTCTGTACCTGCGCCCAGAACTCAGCCATAGCCCGGATGTGAGCCTCTGCCTCTAGTTGTGTGAAGTTTTGCGGGAAGTGGCATAACTCCTGACCACCAAACAGAACCACCAGGACGATGTTCTGCACCCCCTCATGGACTATCTGCTCGTGCAAGCACTGTGCGCGGTACTTCTCAGAAATCATCTCAGTGCCATCATCGCCATACTTCTTGCGCTGGTGTACGCCAAGGTTCTTGACCTCATACAAGGTCTTGCCATCGGATGAGATGTAGTCAAAGTGTGATGCAAGCCAGTTGTGCTTTGGGTGTCTGAGCGCATAGTCTGCGTCTTTGAACTCCCAACCCCATCGGCCTGCTGCTATCCGCATGATTGGTTCTTGCATGAGCAAGCCCATCTGTACGGGTTCTACGTCTGATAGATCAGGCTTTTCCCGCTGCCCAATCTTGGTAAGGTAAACCTCTCCACCCTTACCTTCTGCAATCATGCCTGCATCGGATGACCAGATTGCTTGATCGCGTACTGCCAAGTCTGCTTCGCTTAGTGCCATATCAGCCCCCTCATAAATTAGCGAAATTAAATACTACCAAGGAAATATCGTTTATGCAATAGCGGTCTATTAAGTTTAAGCCAAGTTTCTGCCTGCATCGTGTTTTTGCTGTCAGAGCCAAAGCCACGCCCGATTGTGCTACTGCCCACGTGATGCACGTAGGCACGGCTGTTGAAGTGTTTGTAGCCTTCAGTAGACATATCGGCGCAGGCCACGTTGTCTGAGTAGAAGTTGATTGGCGGGAATCCGGGCCAGCCTTCCTTGTCGATGCTGGCAAACAAGGGAGCAGTCCACTCTACCTGCTGGATTGACTCTTCACTCGCCCACTTCATGCCTGCCCAAGTATCGGTCTCTTGCCTAGCCCTGATGTTCTGAGGCATGGAGGCCATGTTGCTTCGCGCAGATACAAAGCCCACCTTATGCCCCTGCTGCTTCAGGATGACCCGATCATGGGTCAGTAGCCAGTATGTGTTGGGATCGAGTACAACGTCATCGTTGGCCATGATGACTGTCTCATGCCCATCTAAGAATACTTGGGTTATCGCGTGGTTATAGGAATCTCCAAAGTTGTCCTTATCGTTTTCCCCTATCCACTCAAACCTACTGCCGTCCATAGTCCACGTTTCTACGCGATTCCAAGTGCCGTATATATAAACCATTACTTCTTGCGGAACGTACTGCTCGATGCTTTCCAACAATACGTTTATTGATTCACTGCCCTTTGTTGCTATGACTATCGGTGTCACGTTCTTCTCCATATCCAATCCTGATTCCTAAATAGATGACCAGCACAATGAAACCTATGCCAATCAATGCCTCATACACGTTTACACCTCATCTATCGTAACCTTCACACGCACTGGTGTAGCCTTGAGTTTCACCCAGTAGGGGTTGTCTTCAAGCCATGCAGTAGCGTGGTTACGGGTACGAAATAGCAGGGTCTTGAGTGGCTGTGTGGGGTCAGATAGGTCTTGAACAAAGCCACGCTGGTACTGCAAAGCCCAACATAGTTTCTTCATTTCTCGCCCCGCCAGATGATGATTGCAACCACAATAAAGAATATCATCACCGCCCACGCTATACCTTGCGCTGCATCTGCCGCCTGTTGGGAGCGTAGCCACCAATCGTAGTTGACAGGGTTCATGGCTTCACCTCGTCTACGATGCGCTGGATCATGGCGCAGTGATGCCGTAACTCAGTAGCCACGCCATCAATGTTTTCCCAGTTTGGTTTGTAGGAATTACGGCTAAGTCGGTTTAACTCAGTCATTA